TCTATAACATACTCTGCTTCATCCATGTTGCTTGCATCTGGATCAGGATAGAAGTTCCAGATAGAAACATTAGATGTTTGTGGCATTGTTTTAAATATAGGGTTATACTCACCATCATCATTCCAGTTAGCATATTCTTTATCTACTGCAAAAGGTCCTTTCATAATACCAGTGCCAAATAAAGCAGCTTCAAAGGCAGTAGACCTTAATTGTTTCTTTGCATTAGACTCTTCTAACTGATCATGGATCTTCTTTTCCATTTTCTTAGCTGCAATTATAGCAGGATGAAACTGTACAGCAGAAGGACTACCACTAGATTTAAACTCTACATCATCCTCAACTGCCTTGAGATCGTCTTTAAGAGGTCCTACACGATCATTAAATTCTGTAAGGGTCTCCCCCGGCAAAAGCTTTCTTTCCTCTACAGGGTCTGTTTTTGTCTCTCCTAGAGCATCTTTGAGTTGTGGGTTAGTTTCAAAGCTTACAGTATCTTCTACTCCTTCAGGTAAAGTTGTAGGACTAATACCTAGTGGAAATCTATTTGCACCAAATAAAACTTCTACAAGTTGTCCATAAGCTGCAAGAACTTTTGTTTTAGTTACTTTAACAAATACTCTGGATTTTTCTGTAGAAGTAAATTGTACTTCAGGACCATATAAACCTCTGTAGTTTCTGTAGGCTTTGATCCATCTTTCTTCATCATATCTTCTTGCTGTTTCTGCAGCAGTAAATTTATTTCTAACAAAACTTTCTATCTGACCTGCAGGTGTATCTGTTATTCCTTCTGTATTCATATCTTCTATTGCAGCTGATTCTTCAGCATCCATTGCCATTTGTTTTGTATCTTCTGCCATATTCTATCCTTAATATCCAAATGTTGCATCTGATGCCTGAAACCCTGTTCTTTGTGTGTCAGGATTATAATCAAACAAATTACTTCTTGGTCTTGTCATTACACCATATCTAAGTGCATCATAGAGGTGATCTTCTGACTTTGTATCTACATCCTCTGAATTAGATTTGTCAAGAGGAATTATCGGTAGTTGCGAGATAATATTTGTGCAGTTATTAAAAAACACCAATCGTGGTGATTCTGTAAATTCATCAATTTGTAGTCTTCTGTGGATCTCGTTCTTTCCTGCAATCCTACTCCCTCTACTTCTATCTGATGGTCTCCATCTACAACCTTTCATTATCATTTGTTCTGCTAACGAAGGTCCTGTGTCACCACGTTTATGCCAAAGAGAACTATCAAGTACACCATAACGTATAGTTCCGTCTTCTTGTTCTGCTTCAAGTATTAAGTCAGCTAAGTCTGCAGCTAATATCCTTGATACATAAAGCTCTCTGTAAACAATTAACTGTTCATCAGGAGCGACTGCAAACCATAGAACCCCTGTATAACTTCCGTAGCCATAGTCACAGGCTCTGAACTTAGTCCAACTATTAGGTATATTGTAAGGCTCAACAACATGAGTGGCTCTGTTCCACTCAGGAAAAGCTGATCCCTCAGATACATCCCAATTTCCTTCCAATAATTGTTTACGTTGATTCTCTGGTAATGATAGCAAGTTTGCTTCATACATTCCGTCTTCTGCTAAGTATGGGTTGTCAAATAACGTAGCAGGTATAAATCTTCTTTTAAATAGTGGCTGTCCTTCTAGACTGTGACCTTTAGGCCATGTAAGTTGTTTTTGTGTTTCTATATCTGTTGCCCAGAAAGACTGTCCATGTGGAGCAGGATCTACAAACATTTTCTTTACCCAACTATGTCCGGGGCCTCCGGGGTTTGTAGTAGCTCTCTGATAAACTTCTAGTCCACTATCTCTTGTAGTACGTAAACGTGATCTCATGTAGTCAAATGGATATGGACTAGGCCACTGTGTAAGTTCGTCAAATCCAATCCAACTAAAGGCTTGACCTTGATATCTTGTTACGTCATCATCTCTATCTAAGTAGGAGAGCCATAGTGTTGCTCCTGATGGAGCTACCCAAGTCTTGTCTCTCTCCATAAACTTAATATCAGGTATTGCTTGTGGGTATAATTGTTTTGATACTGATATAAGTTCTCTTAGTTCTTCTGTTGTACGTCTGACTAACAGTCCTCTAAAGTGTGGATTGTTTAGGTAACGTACTGGGTCTGCAAGCATGGCATAGCTCTTGCCGCCACCTGCACTGCCTCCATAGAGGACTTCTCTTTCATTCGCTGATAAGAACTCTGTCTGAGGTCCGGGATTAGGCTCAAAGATAATCTTCTTTTGTGCCTGTTCAACTTCAATCGGTTCTTTAACAACTTCTGCAGGTACAACTTCAGGTTGCTCCTGCAATTTTGGTTTCAAGCTTTTCTGCTTTTTGTAACGCCTCTTTGTACCTTTCGGCAAGGTAGCGTTGAGTTGAAGCTTGTGACTTACGCTTTTGTTCAATTTTAATTCTCTTTATTAAACCTACATGAGATATTTTTCTACCTGACTGTGTTGTTAGCCAATCAGCAACTTGTCTGTAGCTATACTGCTTGATAAACTTCTTTGCTTTCTCTAGTAGTTCTAGTTCACTTGGTATAGGAAGTAGGAGATCCCTATCTTCTTCATCCTGTTTATAACCAAAAGGTATTGTTCTTCCAACTCTTACTACAGGTTTCCAGTTGTAACCTTCTTCTGTTTCTTCTGGTTTAGGTAACTTCCAGTCTTTAGTTGTTCTCATTTTCTTTCGGTGGTAATATAAACAGTGGACTTGCAGAAGTTACTTCAACTTTATCAGTTTTAGTAAAACCACCTCTATCAAGTATATCTTTTGCAGCAATCATTCTTTCTTTGTTACCTAAGTCTGTAGGATTATCTATTACTTGAGCTAAAGAATAAGCTGCCTTTGTTGCACTACTAGCAATAAACTTCTTTGTTAGATCAGCTATCTCTTCCTGTAGAGAAGATGTAATAGAGGAAGTAGAGTTATTCTCACTGTATCCTGCCAGTTTTTTAGCAGTAACAGGATTACCTTTAGCTTCCTCAAATAACACATCAAGAAACTTCTGCTGTTTTTCTGTTAGTTGTCTAGCCATTATGTATCTACCTTATCTGGTTGTTCTGTTCCCGGAATAATTTGACAAAATGGTTTTGCTTGGAATACTTGAGGATATGTGATAGCTTTGTTTGCTTTTTCAATAGCACTTTCAAAACATTTTTCTTTACTTGTATGTAATTCATTACCTGTTATTACCATACAAGACTGTGCATTCATGTTAGCGCACAGGATCATTATTGACATCCACATTATGCTAACTCAAAGTGAGGTCCATCAATAAATGGCCTTCTACCTTGTCCTCTTCTAAGATCTATATACGCATTCATAGCATCCTGCATTGTGCCATTCCATGTGCGTATATCATCAATATGCCAAGCTGCACCCCAACGAATGCCCACGTTCTCAAGCTTTGCAGCTTCCTTCATGGCATCAGCTATATCATCATAAAGATTTAGCTCCCATGAAGCCCTCCCTCCTACATAAGCCATCAGGTCCGTTGCCAGACCATCAAGATGTTTGGATTTTAAAGTCTGTGAAGCTCCTTTATCTACAAGAGCCTGTTGTTCTGCTAGGGTTCTCAAACCACAAATCACACCAAAGTCAACCTTGGTCAGTTCTATAGCCTTTTTGACGCATCTCTCTAAGGAGTCGTTCACGCCATTTAATTTTTTTAAACTTTTTTTGCTGAGTGTAAAGCTCATGTCTTTCCTCTCTTTTTCTAGTGTGGGCATTTCTGTGTCTTATTCTTGTAATAGGAAACATTCTGTCTCCTAAGTATCGTCTTCTATAAGGCAGGTAATATTTTTTTATATCCATAATATAGAACAAAGGGAAAAAGTATTAAGTATAAACCAAAACCATTTTCTTTTCCCTGCCATGTTATATACTCTCCATATCCAAACATGGTTATTAAAGCTGCTACTATCATCATTACAAATATGTTAGCTGCCATAATTGTAATAAAAAACAAAAAGTAACTATTTAAGCTTTTTCTTTCCATAGAACTTGCCAATCCCTTTCATACCTATACTGGCACTTACAATTCCACCTAATGATAGCTGATACCATTGTGGCATTGCTTCCAGAGCAGCAAATCCTTGTGCTACTGTCTCTCTTCCCCAATCACCAGTAAAGGCTAGTATTAGTGGGATTGAGAACAATAGTAAAATCCACTCGTCTTTCCAAGATCCTTGAGTGGCACGTATAGCAGCAAGATCCCAATCAATATCTCCTGTTGCTTCTTTCATACGTATCTGTGCTTCAGCCTTTTGTACAGCAGTCTTGCCATCTATGTAAGAAGTAGCAAGACCACCGACTGAACTTAGCATTGTTGTAATTGCACTAATCATTTTGTGATAACCATATTAATGTACCTATTGAATAAGTTAAAGCAATAAACCATAAGATTGTAAACAGCGTTATCATTGCTTTAAACATCTACCTGCTTTAGAACATTCTTTGTAGGTTGTGCATTGTGAACATATTATTCTAAAGTTTTTCATCTACACCTCTATTTAATAAACGCTATATAGATACATAGTGCTAGTATAGCAAGTTTACCATAGTCTAAATCAAAGACTGTTCCTTGACCAAATTTCTTTTGAAACCATTCTCTGTTAAACATTATCTCGTACCTCCGATTTAGCTTGTACGTTAATAGTGGATCTGCCTTTGTTTACATAAAGTCCAAACCATGCTGCACCTGCTCCTACTACGACAGAAACAAATCCTGCTTGTGCATTGTTTGGAAGAATACCACCATGTATGCCAGTATTAATAATCTTGGAACTATTCTCCAAGCATCTAATCTTTCTGGAGTGATCATTTATCACCTATAGAATATTTAGGCATTTTATTTATATAATACTCTGATTTTTTCATAGGTTTTTTAGGTGTTTTATCTATGTAATAATCTGGAGATTTATATCCAAGAATTTTATTTATTTTAGATTTACCCATTATGTTAAATAAAAATCCCGGTGTATATTTTTTGTCTGACATTATCTATACCTCGCAGTTTTCTTTGCAATGCTCTTAGGCTGTTTGACAAACTGTTTACCTGCCTTGCCACCTTTTGCTTTAGCTCTATTAGTGGCAGCCTTTTCTGAAGCAGACAAAGCTTTCCATGCTGCATCAGGGAGATACCTCCTCTTACCCTTTGAAGGTTTACCAGAAGAGGTTCTCCACTTTTGCTTACCCCAATCTTTAAGGGATTTTTGTGGTGCTTTAAGTGCCATTACTTCTTTCTGGCTCTCATAGCTCCACCTCTAGCCATGCCCTTTTTCTTCATCATCATCATAGAACCACCTTTAGCCATGCCTTTCTTTTTCATCATAGCACCACCTCTAGCCATTCCTTTTTTCTTCTTGGTCATGCCACCTCTTGCCATCTTGCCTTTTCCATCCATAGCAAACTTAGGTATCATTTTTCCTGTTTTAGGATCTCTACCCATAGGCATTGCACCACCTTTTGAGTAACCCTTTTTCTTCATGCCTCCTCTGGCATATCCTTTCTTTTTCATCATGTTAAGATTCCTCCGAGTATAGATTATTGAAAGTAACAGCAGGATCTAGATAACTGTTGTGTATTTCTGCTGCGTGTAGGTATTGGCTAGGTTTAAAGTCAGGTGCGCCCTCTCCTGTCTCCCATAAAGCAGGACTTGTTGCCCTAACTCTATTATTTGGTAATGCTACAATGTTTCCTGTCCACTGAGCTGCATCTGTTAACTGAAGTACATGACTCTGTTTATGTTGAGCAGGATCATCTGCAATATCATTTTCTGTATAGTCCACAGTAAATAAATATTTACCTTTGTAAAATTCTCCATCTATCTTACAAAACCAAGGACTAGAACTTACTCTATCCATCTTTACAACGGAGTGATGATGAGAACTGCAATCCCAAGGCTGTGCTAAATGTGTCTCCATAACTTCAGGCCATTCTTCATAAACTTCATCAGCTACCAGTGCTGTGATAGGCAACCTTGCCCACATTGCACCACCATGTATGTTCTGTTCATTCTCGTCA